GCCTCAGGCACTTTGTAGTATAAAGACCCTTTATACATGTTATTAACACTGTCCGTTTCGCTTACCAAGTCCTGGCCTATTAAATAAACATGTGTAGGGTTTAATGTTTTACATGCTACAAAACCACTCATAGAACCACTTGCCCAGCCTATATCAATACCATTAGGCATTATACTATTTAAATCATTAACTTTATCTTCCTCAATCCAACTTATTTTACATACACTCTGATTAACATTCTTTTTGTAAGTTGTTTTATCTTCTCTCATAATGGTAACTTCACCTGCCATATTAGAGCCGTGCATAACAAACTCTTGTGATTCACCTCTTTCATTCTGATATACTTTATCAAATTGGCCTTCTACCAAAGGTTCATACATCATGCCTGGTAATTTATTCCAATCTCTGAACCAACATTCATTTTTTAAAGCATAACCATTATGGTATATTTCGTGCATTATTCCATGGTCTACAGATATTAAAACATCTGGTGTAAAATCTCGGTATATAGCATTGCAACCAAAGACTTTACCCTTTGGTTTTAAAGTATTTAAATCTAGCCCTTTTCGACTTTCACCATTACCTATTAAAAAAGCATTTGTCATAAGTTGTATATATTATATTTTTTATATTTTTCCATTCTTCTATTGGATTGTTTATCTTTGATGGTTCTGTTGATTTATTTACCTTAAAAAATTTTGTATTAGGATTTAATTCATATAATTTTTTCCATTGAATTATCCAGTTTTGACTTGGTATAGGACTATTGGTTTTAGGAACATAATTTTCTGTGCCTGCATATAGATTGTTTACTTTTTTAGAATTACTTTTAAAATCCATACCAATCATATATATTTCATCCGGTTTTTCTTGTAAACATGCAATCATACCAGCTGTAGAACCTGAAGACCAACCGTTATCTTTACCGTTTTCCATAACATCTTCCAATGTTTTTGCTTTATCTTCTTTGATCCAAGATATACATAAATTAAGTATTTTAGATTTTTGAAAGAAGTTCTTATCTAAGTTAATGGTATCAAAATTAGTTAAATCCTTATTTAATTGTCTTAACACATTTTGTATTGGTGTACCATGACATGTAAAATATTCACTATTACCTCTTTCATTTTCTTTTACATTTTTAAAATATTTTTTAATCTTTTTAAATTCTTCATTTGTAATTTTTGAATTTGCACCAAAGAAATGATGTCTATATAAATCTTTTCTTATATGTCTCCAGTTTCTAAACCAACACTCATTATTAAAAGCATAACCACTATGATATATTTCGTGCATTATTCCATGATCTACTGCTACCAATACATCTGGTGTAAAATCTCTATATAAGGCATTGCACCCATATATTTTACCATGAGCTCTTAGTTTTTCTAAATCAAAATCTTTGCGACTTTCACCATTGCCTATAATAAATGCTCGTTTCATTAATTAAACCAACTATTAACTATACCTACTGCATAGATAGCCACACTTATTGCATTTAAAACTATTAATGCTCTATCATGCCACAGTAAACCAACTATCAACCATCCTATCATTCCTACAATAGCAGGATATAAGTTCCAAGGGTGTACATTAGCTGACGTTAAGACCATAGCAATAATTAAACATATACTACTAACCCATTTTATATACCAGGATAAATCACCTCTCGGAGTTACCTTTTTATATACTCTACTACTATTTAATTGTTTAATTTTATCGTCTAGTTTTTCTTTAATAGGTTCAATTGCCACTTACAAATACCTCTTTCATAATCATTCTTGTTTCCATTTCGTTATACTTTACAAAATTTGTGTACTTCTTTATTTTGTTATGTATAGATGGCCAAATTACTTTTTCACCAATGTGTTTATCCCAACCTTTACAATATCTAATAGCCTTTTCAAATACGACAGCAGTTTCATATGTAATTTTTTTTGATAACAATAATCCCAAAAATCTAGGATGCTGACCCTTAGCCACACTAAAACCGTCATCAAAAGAAAGACCACGAGCATTAAAGTTATTATAAACCAATAAACAATCTCGTTTAAAATGATAGGCAAATGCTTCATTATATTTCTTCCAAGCCATGTAAACATCTTTACCATCATTTTGCATAAGATTTCCCACCCACTTTTTACTGTCTGCCAAAAAGTTTGCGATAAAGAAACCCAAAATTTCTTCTTCGTTATATTGTTTACTAAGTTTGTGAAAAAAGTATCTATCATTTCTTTTTGTAAAAGTTTCTAGCTTAGAATTAATCTTACCCTCATATTTATGGTAATCATATTTATCGGTTGTAAAATGAAGTTTAAGAGCAAGGTACTTTTTATATACTGCAAAGCCGTCATACATATTATACCCCTGGCAATTTACCTTGTTTAGGTAAAAAGTTTAAATCTTGTGCTTCTATTGAGATTTTACTTTTTAAGTTCTTAGATACGATTGGTTTGATTGTAGATAGATCAATCTCATTCTCATCACAATACCATATTATAGCATCCATGTAAGTAATCTTTTTTTCTTTAACTATCTTCTCTATTGTATTATAAAATTCTTTTGAGTTCATATCATTAATATATCATACTTTCACTAAAAGGTCAAGCTCTATATGTCTTCACCGTTAAGTAAATTACCATTCATTCTCATATCAAATGTAACAAACAATATACACTTGCTTGGATCTGTTGGTGTTTCTGCTACTGCAATTGTTTGGAATTTATCATTTATATAATATTTTATAGCAAATAAGATTTCACCGTCTTTATTAGCATTCTCTTTACCAAAACTTATATTGATAACTACAAATTTATTATCTTCGATATACTTATCAACTGTTGCTGGTAAACCACATAACATTGGCATATTCATAGTAAAAAAATCATAGTCTTCAATATCAGCATAACTGATTGTAGACCATAATAGTGTCAGTGCGATTAAGATTTTTTTTATCATTAGCCCCTTTATGATAAAATGTGGGCTGTTAGTCTTCTTGCTTGATTTTATCTTTGTTTTTTTCTTGGTAATATTTATAAAAATCAGTAATGGACTCAACTAATTTACCATCATAATCTTTTCTTTCTCTTACCATGGCCTGTGCTGTACCATCTTCACAAGCAATAAGGATAACGATTTGATCTATGCTTTTACCGTAATGCTCTTCATACATTTTTGCATAAGCAGTTGTTTGTATAAAGTAGTTTTCACACCAAGCTTCTTGTCGTTCTTTATTGGCTGTTTTAAAATCAATTACAGACAACTTGCCATTATATTCACCAATGCAATCTACTTGACCTGCTAATTTTAATTTTTTACTACACATAATTGTTTCAAGCATGTGTATATTATTAATCTGATCTACATAAGGTTTTAATAGTTTGAATAATCCTAATGGCAATACACCTCTCACTGTAGGAGTTTCGCCTTTCATATATTGTTCAACTAATGTATGAGCACCTTTACCTCTACGAGCAGCTCTAGCCATTTCATAATTGGCAACTTCTTCACCAATATTAGCTCGCCATTTCTGGATGCCTTCTTTTGATCTAATAGATAATACGGAAGTTACAGACGGATAATGTTCACCATCAACTTCATAAAATCTTGTTCCGTCTATATTCTTACCTTTTGTTTTAGGTAATTCTACGCTACTGTCTAATTCGACAAATTTAAATTTATTGTTCATAATATCTCCAATATAACATGATTTAACATAATTGTCAAGCCTTTATGTAGACCTATAATCCATATAGTGAGAGTTTATCTTTTCAGGATCACTTCTAAGAGCGTCCCGTTTACTCTTTCAGTTAGGATCGTAAGTTTCGTATTTGGTTTTACCGTTATCATCACGGTAAGCTCTTAAAATTTGTTTACGATTTTCGCCATCTGATCTATACGAACAATGTATCCACCCACTATTAGGTTCACCAATATTGTGGTACTCCAAAATCAACTGGTCAAAATCCAGGTTTTCTGCAATGTATTTACATAATTCAGCGTTACTCAATCCATACACCTCGAAATCGGCCGCCTGGCCCTTAGCGTGCTGTGAATTGACACTTGAGCCTATGGCTACACACAATTCAGGACTACGATACCCACTAGATACAGAAACAACTTTACCATAATGGTCTCTAACTTTTTTCTCAATAGTTTCCATAAATGGAAAAACTATGAGGTAATACTTTCCAGATACGAGCTGTTTGTTTACCCTAGATTGA